CGATGTGGATGTCCTTGAAGCCGCTGACGTGGCGCTTGCAGAAGAGGTAGGGCGCGACGATCGTCCAGTGCTTGGCGCCGTCGATGTAGAAGTTGCAGACGTTGGAGTTCGATTCCCAATCGTTGAACCTTCCGCCCGGCTCACGGCTGTCTCGCACATAGGAAAGGGCATAATCGGCACCGTTCAGGAGCGCGCCGTTGACAGAAATGTCTTCCTCGTCGGTTCCGTGCGACTTGATGCCGTAGATGGCGCCGCCCGCCACCACGTTGCCCCAGATGTCGGTGATGCGAGGGAAGTATGTTTCCGACACATCGACGACCGAGTTCCACTTCAGGTTCGCTGATCCGACGCCTGGGGCGGTCGCCTTCATCACCCGGACATGGTCGAGCTGCGAGCGATAGCCCCGGGGAATGATGATGCCGTCGGCGAAGTCGTTCGGGTCGGCCTCGTTGAGCGGGCCCACCTGGACGTGGCTGAGGGTGACGCTGTTGTTGTTGTTGAGCCCGCCGGCGCTGCCGACGAACTCGAACGCCGTGCCGCTGTTGGGCTGGCCGGGGACAATCCCGACCTGGTCCAACACCACCGAATGCTGGCGACCGACGCCGGTGCCGTTGAATTTCAGTCCGCCGTCCGCGTTCTTGACGAGGAATGTCTGGCTGTTCAGCCCGCTGCCGAAGATGGCCAGATGTTCGCCCGGCGACGTGCCGCTGAGGTCAATGACAACCCGGCTGGAAAGGGTCAGCTTGCCCGTGGCTTCGCCGCGCAGATTACTGTCGCGAAGGGTTGCGAGCCATGTAGCTACCGCCGGAGCATCATTGGACCCGTCCCGCTTGGCGCCGGCCTGGGTCGGCGTCGCAGTGTCCGCGCTGGCCGTTTTGACCTTCCCGAGTTCTTCGTCGACCTTGTAGATGGCCGAGCGAAGCCGATGGGTGTCAGTCTGCGCCGAGTTGTTGAGCTTGCTGACCAGCGGAAGATCGAAGTTCGGCGTCCGCTCGTCGACGACAGGCTCGATTGCCGGCGGATCGAAATCGGGCATGGTTCATCCCAAAGAAAAGGCCCGCGCGATGGCGGGCCGGACAGGAGGCTTGGGTGGGGTTGGCGGCGCTATTCGCCGGGCCACCCGTCATCGACGACGATGGCCGCCAAGGCTAGCGCATCGGCCGCGGCAAGGGCCGCATTCTTCAGGTTGCGGGCGTGGATGATCAGGGCCGACTTCCACTGGCCGAGCGAGCGCACCGCCAGCGCCCCGGTCGCGGCCGAGGTCTCGAAGACGTCGTTGCCGGCGTCGATCACCTCGACCATCGTCTCGGGATCCATTGCGCTCCAGAGCCCATGCAGGGCGAGCCAGTTGGCCTGGTCCTCGATCGTCCGGCAGTCCAGTGTGCGGACCCCGGCCGCGGCGCCGAAATTGTGCTGATAGCCGGCGGCGATGATGGCATCCCGGCGGGTGTCGATCCCGCCGCAGAGCATCGCCTTCTGGCCGGCTAGGTCCATCTCCGGCATCGTTTCGCCAGGCGTCACCACGACGCCCGCCGGCACGGCGACGACCTCGACGCCGTCGCCATAGGCCGAGGCCGGCACGTTCTGATCGTCTTCATGGGTTGCGAGGACGATCCCGCCTTTCACATAGGCCCGCATCAGAACACCTGCAGATAGGAGTTGTTGTTCCCGACCGTCCCGGCCGCCGGCGAAAGGCCGACGAGGTTCGAGCACGTCGTGAGGAAGATCTGCGAGCCGATGCTGGCAAAGGCCGAAATCGCTGCGCCGCCGGTCGTATTCAGGTCGGCATTGGTGAGAGAGACGTGACCGTCGTCCAGCGCCGAAACGTTGCGCAGGCCGTTCGCTTTGGCCGTGATCGCGTTGGCGGTGTTCGTCGTCCCGAAGATCCTGGCTCGGATGCAGTAGAGCCCGGTGGTGCCGTTGTTATCGAAGTGCCCGGACCCGCTGATCTCCATCATCGCCCCGTCGCGCACGAACGCCCCTTCGGCTCCGTTGTAGATGCACATGACGTTGCTGCCGAGCGCATACCCGCCATCGTTCGCGAGCAGGCCGATGCCGGCGTTGTGGCAGAAGATGACGTTGAACAGCGACGCCGAGCCGCCGGAGCGGACGAGACCGCCGCTGTCGAAGCCAATGAAGGCGCAGCTCTCGATCGAGCCGGAGGCCGGCCCGTCGCCGCCGAATTCGCCGGAGACGAACTGCTCCGTCGTGCCGAAGTAGATGCCGCCCTTGATGCCGGCGCCGATGAAGGCGATGTTCTTCATCAGCGACAGGCCGGCGCGCCCGACGACGATGCCGTCGCCGGCGCATTCGATCTTGACGGCGAAGCGGGCCCGGATCGTCGCCTCGTCGGTGGCTCGGGTGCCGTTTAGGTTGGCGCGAGTGGGGAACGCACCGAGCATCGTCGCGCCGGAGATGGTGACCGAAAGTCCGTCGGGGTGGGACAGATCAAGTTCGTCGACGGTCTCCGAATAGGTGCCCGCCGCGATCGCGATGTCCACCGTGGCGTTGCCCATGATCCGGCGCAGGCGCAGCCAGGCGAGAGCCGACGACAGCTTGTCGAAGGGATCGCCGGCGAATGGATCGACCGGCGTCGGCGAGCCGAGGGTCGTGACGTTGATCGTCAGATCCTGGGTGATCAGCGGCGCAGCGGCGATGATCGCCTGGTAGAGCTGCGTCGTGTCGTTCGGATCCTGTGCCGACCGGAACGTGCCGTCGCCCAAGACCTTGTCGATGACGTAACCGATTTCCCGCTGCGGATGCTCGATCGCCTTGGCCGGCGGAATGGAACCGAGGATCGCGCCCGGCGTGTCCTCGTCGACATAGGGCGCGTTCGGATCGGGATTGCCCCCGACGACGTATGGCGGACGGTATTCCATTCTCAGCCTCTCAAAACGAAAAGGACCGGCGAAGCGCCAGCCCTTGCGTGATCGTCTCCGCCGGTCGGGCGGTCAGACGTCATAGAAGCCCCATGGCGCGCTCTGCCATTCGTGGGGCCATGTGCCGTAGGTCGGCAGGGCGTCCTTGGCGTAGCGGAAGACCGCCTTGAACGGCGCCGGCTCTACCGCCTCGAACAGGCAGATCAGCTCCTGGATGCCGACGATCTCGAACAGCGGATCGCGGCCGACGCGGCTCTTGCCGACCCGGAAATATTCCCGCCGAAGGTCGTAGACATGGACGACCCAGTAGCCCTCCTGCGAGGGCGAGCCGACGAAGTGCTGCCCGCCGCAGCGCGAATAGCCGCAGCGAAAGCCGAAGCGCTCCTCGATCTTGATCCGGAAGCCGGCGAAGTGGGCCAGCCGGACGAAGTCCTGCGGCGTGATCGTGCCGGTGGACCGGATCTTGTTGAGAAGGGTGTAGAACCGCGTCTCGTAGCTCTGGTCCGGCCGGGCGCAGTCGCTCGGCAGGCCGTATTCCCGTTCCCAGTCGACCAGCCGCTCGCGCAGCGACAGGACGAACCATTCCTTCGATTCCTCGAAGGCCAGCCGATACAGCTCCGCCACGGGCGCCAGCAGCGCGCGGGTGAGCTTCGCCCAGTTCGAGCCCTCGTCGATGGCCTGTCCGTCCGGCGAGCCCCAGGCGGCCCCCTTGGGCCACAGCGACAGCGCCGCCGGCAGAAGATCCTCGACATCGGGATCGGACAGCGCGTCGCTGCGATCGACATAGAGCTCGGACCCGGCCGCCGCCGGCTCGTATTCGGTCCAGACGTTGCGGGCCGGATCACGCATAGGTCACGGTTCCCAGAACGGGATAGCGGCCGAGCGCGAAGGTGACGTCGGCCGCAGGTGCGACGAGGACATGTCGGTCCTCGCCAGTGACGCCGGAGATGGCCTCGCCGATCCACGACCGCGACAGGACGAAGGTGTCGTCCGGCATCGAGGGATAGGCTCGCTCCAGCAGCATCGCCTTGATCGCCGCCGAGATCGAGGCCCGGATGTCAGCCGTGTCCTGGTTGAGACCGGAGATCGTCACCGGCACCGCGACGGCCACCGGCGCCAGCGCCTCGGCATCGACCCGGATCATCCGCCGCGCATCGATTGCCGCCGTCACTACCGCGGCGTCGGCGCTCTCCGGAATGAGGTTGGTCCGGCCCTCGAAAAGAAAGAACACCCCGATCGAGCCGATGCCGTCCGTCATGCGGTAGGCCCATGCCTTGACGACGCCGGGGACGGCCAAGGCGAACTGCTCGTAATCGGCCAGGGATCCGCCCTGCGGAGGACGACGCTTGCGATCCAGCGCCCTCGCCCGCAGGCTTTCGATGTCCTCGCGATCCGCACCACCGCCGAGCCCGGCATCGCCGACCAGAAAGGTGTCGCCCAGCGTCGGATAGAGGCCGGCATCGGCGAGGAGCATTTCGCCCGCCGCCTCGCGGTTGGCCGCCGATCCTGTCGCCTCCGAGACGACGGTGAAGGTGACGGCGCCGAGATCGGTGGCCGTGGCCGGCGCCGTCGTCACATAGGTCTGGTCCGCAGACAGAAAGCGGATGCCGGCGGGATAGGTGCGATCCGCCGCGCCGGTGCCGGTGATCAGCCCCGTGGCCGCCGTCGCCGCCTTGCGGATGATCTGGTACTCGGCGGCATGCGCCTCGATCGTGCGCTCGTCGGTGGCGGAATGAAGGTGCAGCTGCTTGGAGATCCAGCCGAGCCGCTGGTCGTAGAGTTCGACCAGCATGGCCTCGACCTTGCCGATGACATAGAGCACGTTGCCCTTGATGCCGGCGTCGGTCCCGGGGAAATACTGGCGGATCGCGCAGCGCACCTGCCGGTGGATCGTCGTCAGGTCACGCGGCTGATAGGGCATCGAGACCATCCCATAGGACTGCAAAGCGCTCGTGATAGGTGACCGTGCCCTCGCGGCCGTAGCCGGCGATGGTGAGGTCGAGGCGGTTGCGGACGTTGCCGGCCTTGGCCGCCACGTCGAAGCGGACGAACACCCTCTGATCAATCAATGGCTGCAGGGCGATCGTCGCGTATTCCTCGGCTTGGCTCGCGATGTCCGCCGTCAGCGCCGCGCGGCGCAGGAGCCAGAGCTTGGAGCCCAGCGCATGCTCGCCCGGCTCAAGGTCGAAGCCGTCGCCGGGCCAGCCCTGGTTGCGGTCGCCGTCCCGAAGCTCGGTCGGATCGACGCGGATGTCGGTCATGAGCGCGATGATCACCGCCGTCTGCAGCGGCTGGTCGGCCTTGAGCCCGGCCGGGTTGATCGGATCCGTCAGGGAAGACAGCGCCAGGTCGCCGATCTCGCCGTTCCAGACGATGTCGGGCGAGAGCTGCGGTTCCTCGACCTCGGAAAGCGGGATGATCCTCACGTCAGGAACACCTTGGTTGCGAAGCCGCCGACATCGGTATGGCCGGCGCTGTCGATCGTGCCGGACTTCGAAGCCGGGACGCCGCCCTCGCCGCCGATGTGGACCTCACCGTCAAGGATGATCTGCGGCGCCGTCAGGCGGATTTCCGCCGAGTGGACGATCCGGATCTTCGCCGCAACGATGGAGACGATGTTCCCCGCCGCGTCATAGATCGCCGTCCCGCCGGCGGTCAGGAGATCGCCCTGCGGCCGCAGCGACGGGTTCTCCCCGCCGACCACATAGGCCGAGTCCCGATTGCCCCGGACGCCCGTGAGAAGCCCGATGCCGCCGGCGACCGGGTGCGATGCGAAGCCATGCGGCTCGATCCGGTGGACGCTCTCATAGCCATCGCCGGCAAAGCCCTTGCCGTTGACGAACTGCTGCCCGCCCCGGTGCTCGACGGACCCGTCGAGTTCGAAGCGCGTGAAACCACTGTCGGCCATGATGTTCCTCAGTCCGCCCGGAAGGTCGGGATCGGCACCGCCGGCGCCGACCAGCTGTCGGCGCTCTTGCCGCGCGGGTTCTCGCCGCCGAGCGCGCGGGGATCCTTGAGCGTCAGCGTCGCCTTGGTGCCGCCGCCCTGCCCGTCGGAAGCCTCTTGCTCGAACACGATGCTGGCGATGGTCATCTGCTGCTCGATCCCGAAGGCCGGGATGATGACCTCGATCGTCTTGTTCGCCTCGAACAGCTGCCCGTTGGAACGCCAGCCCGGCGTCGTGACGGTGCATTCCTTGGAGGATCCGGCCGCGCGCTTGGCTTCCCAGGCCGCCCGGTCCTTCAGCCGCTCGCTCGTCGCCTCGCCCTCGTGAACCTTGATCAGGGGCCGCTTGCGCTTGCCCCCGGCCGATGCCTCGCCGACCGGCCGAAGAGCGGTCTTGGAGGTGCCCTCTGACGCCTGCCCCCGGACCTTGATTTCCGAGAAGGTGCCGCGCCCGGAGATCGTCGCCGTGGCCTGCTCGATGTTGACGCCCTCGCGCAGCGCGCCGGCCACCTTGCCGTCCGGCCCCTTGGAGAGCTTCAGCTTGCCCTCGGCGGTGTCGTGGATCAGCACGCCAAGCGCCCGCGCTTCGGTCTCCAGCGTCTGGAACCACGTCTCCCCAAGCCTCAGCTTGTGGAACTTCTTCTTTGCCGTCTGGATCGTCGTCTCGATCCCGATGCCCAGCGTGTCGAAGGTCTCGGCAATGCCCTTCAGGTCGAGGTCTTTCGCAAGCCCCGTCGGATGGTCGACAGAGGCCTCTGTGGCGTCGACAGACCGCGACACCACCGTGAGGGCGTAGGACCGCTGATCGGCCGACAGAGAGCCCCGGACGTCCCGCGTGTAGCCGGTCAGCCAGAGTTCCCCCGAGACCTTGATCGTGGCCTCCTCGTCCGGCCCGCAGGGTGGCCCCGGCTGGATCCAGGCGATGTCGAAGGACGCTTCCCGCGACACCTCCTCGGCCGACACCCGCAGCTCGACGCGCGTGAAGGCCAGCGGCTTGCCGGCCACTTCGAGAACGACGGTTTCCCAGGCCATGTCAGATCACGATCAGCCCGACGAAGGCGACGAGGAGAGCGGTCCCAATCATCGCGCAGAACACCTTGTCCGGGTAGGTCCGCCACACCCAGGCGAGGCCGACGATGATTGCTGCCAGAAACAGCGCGGCGGTCGCAATGAGGTGTGCTGTCATGACGACAGAGCCTCGATCGAGACCGGCATCAGCATGGCCGTCGACACCCGGTTGCGCCGCACCAGCTCGGCGCCGCGCGTCGGGTCGCCGTAAAGCTCCCACGCGATGACGCTGGCAGGCAGCGAGAGATTGGTCTCGACGCGCACCACGGGGCTCTTGTCCGCCGCCAGCGCCGAGATCTGCAAGATGGCCGTCCCGACCAGCGAGACGATCCATTCCAAGACGTCTGCCCCGAAGGCGGTCGCGATCGGCCCATAGTCCGCGTCGGCCCGCGCCGCGAGCAGAGACCGCGCCGCGACGGCATCGCGCCGGCTTTCGAAGTCCGCCCGCACCACCGCCGCGCACCAGGTCACGAGGAAGCCCAGCCGATAGACGACGCCGGTCTCCTCGCGCCGCCGCAGCGCGTCGATCAGCGCCGCCGGATCGGCCGCGGCCTCGCCCAGCTCCCGGCAGACCGTCAGATAGGCCTCGGCCCCCGCCGCGCCGCCCGCCGAAATGGCGATGGCCTTGCGCCGGAGCACGACGGAATCGTCCGCATCCGTGACATGGGCGCCGAGGAGATCGAAGACCCAGGACATCAGAGCGAAACCCCTGCGGAGAGATTGGCCGAAGCCCCGATCGACAGCGGCCCGACCGCGGCCGAGAACGAAGCCGACACGCCGACCGACAGCGACACGCCGGACAGCCCGGCCGAGAACGAAGCGCTGATCGCCGCGCCAGGCGACGGAGACGCAGCCCCGTCCGATCCCGCTGCGATGAAGATCATGTCGTAGGCGATGAAGCCGTTTTTATCCTTGTCCCGGTTGCGGCGAAACCCGTCGCAATGGGCGAAGACGGCGTCCATCGGAAGGGACAGGAGCCCCGGCCCTTCCGAATTGCAGACGGCTTCGAGCCGCTTGCCCTCGCCGATCACGCCGTCCGAGGCGACATAGGCCGTCGGCCGCCAGATGCCCTCGCGCAGCCCCATGTCCTCGGACAGGTGAGACCCGCCGGGGATGGCATGCACCGCCACCCGGCGCCCGCCCTGCAGCTCGTCGATCTCGACCCAGAAGCCGGCGCCCTTGAAGGACGCCCGTCCGCCGTTGCGGAAGGCGCGGGACCAGTCGACCATCATCCGCCCCCTGGCTGGCCGGCATCCGGCATGGTGGTGGCCGAAGCCTTATTGGCGCCCGGCAGCCGCCCGGTCTTGCCGGCGCTCGGAACCGATACGCTGGAGTTGAACGCCCGAGCCGCCGCTCCGCCGAAGGCCGCGCCCGCCGCCGAGGCCTGCGAGTTCAGAGCCGCGCCAGCCGCATTGGAGAACGCCGCGCCCGCCTCGGCGCCCTTCGCCGGCAGCTGCGCGCCACCTTCGAGAAGCGCCGCGCGCATTTGGTCGATGCCCTGGATCTCCGGGTCTTCGATCTTGAGCCGGCTTTCGTCGAACCCCGCCCCGGGCCGGGGCGCCGGCTGCGGCACCGGAGTGCCACCATGACGCCCGGGAAAGTCCGGCATCATCACCCGCGGCGTGAACTTCGGCTCCGGCTTGGCGATGGCGCCCGGGTCGACCGTCTTGCCGTAGCGCTGCTTGTAGTAATCCGAGACGTCGGAATCCGAGACGCCCATGCGCGCACGGTTCGCCTTCATGGCGTCGAGGTCTCGCCTCTGCCCTGTCGGCGATAGCCCGTTGGCGCGCCGCAGCGCCACGGTCGACGTCGCCAGCGCCTTGCCGAGCCCGACGCCGCCCATGTCACGGGCGCCCATGGCGCCGACAGCCCCTGACTTCGGGCTCTTGTCGGCCAGCGCCTTGATGGTCTTCGCCGCAATCGCGTCAGCGTCCTGCTGGGCGCCAACGCCCCAGGGATCGTTGATCTTGTCCCAGAGCGTGCGCGGCCCGTCGAAATCGCCGGACTTATTGCCGCCCATCGCCGTCGACAGCGCGGCCCAAGATGTCTCGACGCCCTTGATCGCCGAGCCCAGTTGGTTGACCATCGTCGTGACGTCGCCGAGGACATCGCCCGCCGGCGCGATGATCAGGTCGCCGAGGTCGATCTGAAGCTTCTCCAGATTGGCCTTGAACACCTTCCACTTCGATTCCAGCGTGTCGAGCTTGAGCTGGTAGCCCTTGCCGAGCGATCCGACATATTGCGACGGGTCGTTCGCCGTCGCCATGCGGGTCTGCAAAAGATCGAGGGACGAAACCAGGCGGTTGACCTTGCTGGCGTGTTCCAGCCCGACGATGTCCGTGAGAAGCTCGGTGCGCTTGAACTTGTCGAGTCTCTGGAGCCGTTTCAGGAAGTCGATGAGGGCGCCGTTGGCGTCTTCCTTCATCAGCTCCGTGAAATTCTCCGTCCGGCCATAGAGCTTGTCGAAGGCCTGCATCGAGGCCTTGGTGTTCTTCGGGTTGAGCAGCTTCGTCGACAGCGCGTTCATCGCCGTCGCCGCCTGCTCTGCTGGCATCTTCAGGTCGAGCAGCGTGCCACCGAGCGCCGCGATGTTCTCCTTGGACATCCCCATGTCCTTGAGCTGCGCGCCCGTCCGGTCGAGGAAGTCGACGATGTCCCGCTCGTCGGAAATGCCTGCATCGGCCAGCGTGTTGATCAGATCGGCGAAGGGCCGCATCTCGCTCTGGGTGAGCTTCAGGCTTTCCTTGAAGCCGGCGAAGGCGTTGCCGCTGGCCTCGCCGGTCATCTCCCAGGCGTCGGCCGCCTGCGCCGACAGGACGACGAAGTCGCGCATTTCGTTGATCGGGATGCCGGAGGCGATGCCGCGCTGGTAGGCCTCGGCGATCTCCGCCGGGTTCATCGCCACCTGGCCGCTTTCGACGATGCCGAGGATCTCGCTCTTGACCTTTTCCAGCGCCCGCGCCGACAGGTCGCCCTTCTTGCGGATGCCGACCAGTGCCGTCTCGAATTGCGCCGCGGTCTTCAGCGTGTCGCCGGCGCCGAACGCCGCGGCCACCGGCGCCGCCGCCATCATCGCCGTGCGGGCATAGCCGGCCATGCCGCGCTCGGCCCGGCCAAGGAGCGAGTTCTGCTTCTCGATCTGCGCCGACTTCTTGTCGACGCGATCAAGATTCTTCGACACGCTGTCGAAGGCCTTCCGCGTCCGGTCGATCGCGGTTAGCTTGAGACGGGCTTCGATGTCTTTTGCCACTGTAAAGCCCTATCGCCCGAAAGCTTTTGAGGAGACAATCGACATGGAAGAAATCCAGATGGCCGCCGCGATCATCGCCTTCGCAGGTCTCGCTTTGGCCTGGTGCGCGCCGCATCTTCTCTTGTTCATTGGCGGTGTCGTGCTGATCTTCTTCGGCGCGGTATCGGGGGCGCTCTCACCGCAACCGATGCATCTTCTCGTCTTCGGCTTCGGGGCTTTCATGCTCTGCGCCGCGCCGGTCGTTCACGCCGCCCTTGGGCACATCGCCCGGTCACGGGTGACGGCCCCGTCCGCTGCGGAGCCGATCGCGACCGAGCCAGCCAGCCCGCCACGTCAGCGGCAGACGTCCGACGACTACTTCCGGCGCCTGCAGTCGACGCGGCCCATCGGGACGCCGGACTGAGAGCCGGATCACTTGCCGCGTCCGGCTTCCCTCCATGCCGCAGCACGCTCGAACCAGCCGGCGATCTCGTCGAGCGTCATGTCGCCGACGGTGCCGGCGTCCCACCGGAACCCGAAAACGAGGATGTCCGCTTGACGAACAGCGGACTCGCATCGATAAAAAAATCGCGAAACCGGTAGTAAACCGCCTCGCCGTCCGCATAGTCGAGGTCCTGGATGGCGCCGGGTGCGACGTCCATCAGCAGGCGATCGACATACTTCCACACCACCGCGTCGTCCCAGATGGCCTGATCGCGGATGACTTCGAAGGGCGGACCAAGCGCGATCCGGTCCTTCAGCTTCGGCTCGCGGAACCGCAGCTCGTCGAAGGGCTTCGACCCGTGGTCGTAGCGCCGCGACAGCGTGACGACGATCTCCGACATCAGCCGGTGATCCTGCGGTAGCTGTCGGACTGGATCATCAGACCGGTCAGCTCGCCGTTCTCACGGTTCACCTGGGCGTCGCCGGTGATGCGCCCGCTGACGAAGACATGCGTCACGCCGGAGAACTCCTCGACGATGTAGATGTCCTGACTGCCGGCGCGCAGGATGTCGCTGAGATTGTCGCCGACATCCTCCAGCGTCAGCTCTGCGGACGGCGCCCGAAGCGCTGCAGCGTAGGAGTTGATGCCGTTCTGGTTGCGGATGGCCTCGGTCGAGAGATCGGCCGGGTTCATCGTCACCGCCGAGCGCAGCGTGTAAGCGGTGCCCGACGAGCCGCGCATCCGCATCTCGCCGCCGAAATTGTTTCCTGCCATGGGTCAGATCCTTCTTCAGGCGGCGACGGTCTGAGACCGGTACTCGCTGTAAATCGTCGCGTTGGCGGCGATCACGTCGAGCGGGTTGATCATGTCTAGCGGCGCGAAAATATCCACGCGGTTCGGATTGTCGGCGTTGCGCTGGACGTCCAGGCGATCGGCGAACTCGGCGATGTTGTCGAGCACGCCCGGCATCTCGGCCGCCGTCTCCATCATCGTCGCCTTGATGTCCTTCACGGTCGTGATCGCCAGGAGATCGCCCGGGTTGGAATTGGCGATGCCCTTCTGCCCGTGCTCCGACTGCAGCCGGGCCCGGAAGCGCCGCAGCGCATAGATCACCTGGCCGATCTTCTGGATGTCCCGGAAGGTCGTGTCGACGTTGCCGGCGCCGTCGGTGCGCGACATGGTCACGGTCTTGTCGATCGTCACCGCACCGTCAGAACGGACCATCCACGTCGAGATGCCGGAGGTCAGGAAGGCGTCGCGGGTGGCGTAGTCGTTCAGCCACAGCGAGCGATCCCGCGGCGCGAGAACCTGCTGGACCTCAAGGCCGGTCTGGTTGCGCGAGACGTTGCCGAGCGCGCCGTCGGACAGCCACGGCACCTGCCGGGCAACCTCGGCGGAGACGAACTCCCAGGGCGGGGTCGCGTTGCCGGCGCTGGTGATCTGCGGGATGACCGAGACGTGCCGCGTGTCCTTCGTCAGGCCGAAGGTGGTCATGGCCGAGGTCGACGCCGTCTTGACCGCGAAGACGTGGCCATAGGCCTGCCGGTTCCACGCCCACCGCCCGGAGGTATCGTTCATCAGCGACAGGTAGCGGGCGAAGTTGGTGTCGTCCGCCCATGGCGAAACCGTCCAGTCGAAGGGATCGTCGGCATACTGCGCCAGGAGGCCGGAGAGATCGGGATCGCCGGCGCCCGGCGTCGTGGTGGCATAGGTCAGGGCCGCGCCTGCGAAGGCGTTGGAGGCGACCGTCGTCGGCGCGTGGATGTCGACCGTTCCGAAGATCGCGCCCTTGTGGCGGGCCGTCAGGGTCACGACGGCGCCGATCACGCTGGAGGTGTAGGGCAGCGCCGCCAGGGTGAGCGGATCCTGATAGGCGTTGATCGCGGCATTCAGCGCGGCCGCGACATCGCCGACGGCATCGCCGGCGGAAATCTCCACCTGCAGCGTGCGGCCCGCGATCTGGATCACGCCGACGCCACCGGCAGCCGGAACGCTCGCGACCGTGATGGTGCGGATCTCGGCGGTGCCGACTTCCGTCGCGGCGCCGACCCAGATTTCCTGCGCCGGGGCGTTGGCCCGGGCGACCCGGAACATCTCGGCAAGCATCGAGCCCTTGCCGCAGAGCGACACCGCCTCGCGCATCGTCTGGACCGGCGTCAGGGTGTCCACGGCCAGCGAGCCGGCGGTGGTCTTGTAGCCGAGCAGCACGAGCCGCGACTGGCTCTCGAACTGGCCGCCGGAGTTCACCTCGAAGGAGATGATGGGGGCGACGATGTTGCCCGGAATGCTATTGAAGCCGATCGCCATCAGGCCGCTCCCTTGCTCTTGGTGGATTTGCGATCCCCGCCGTCATCGGCGGGCTCGATCTCTGCGATGCAGCCTTCCTTGAGAAGGCGGCGGGTGAAGGCCTCGCTGTCTTCCATCGTCTCGCCGTCGGCGCGGAACTCGCGGCCGCGATAGGGCAGCCGCTCGTCGCTGTTGACGAGCCGGTAGCGTTTCAGAGCCATTGGGGTGTCCTTCAGAAGGTGACGACGGCGTCGGGCGTGTCGCCCGGATCCTGCGGCGCATCGCCGGCGCCGACGGGCGCGACAAGGCCGATGGTCGCAAGCGGCACGGGGGCCGCCGGCGCGGTGAAATAGGTGGCGAGATCGTCGAGCCGGCCTCTCGCATAGGAGGCGGCGGGAAGCGCCAGGCGCAGCCGCTCGACCGAGGTCGGCAGCGCGGTCGAGCCGAAGTCGTCGTCGGCGATGTCGCAGCGCAGCGTCATGATTTCGCGGTGCCAGCGCAGTCCCATCTCCGGCAGGATGAAGGGCTCGATGACGATCTCGGTGATCACCTTGGAGACCATCCGGAAGCCCGCCGCCGTCTCGCCCCGGGCCAGCACATACCGCACTTGGGCGACGAGCGAGGCGAGCACGAGCCGCGCCTTGGGATCGGAGCCGGCGAGCGGCATGGTGGAGGTCTCGCCTTCGTCCGTGGCCGAGACGGCGAGATCGCAGACCACCGCCAGCGACGCAGAGGCAAAGCCGATTGGCCCGGCCGACGTCATCGGCCCGCGACGCTCGATCTTCTTGTCCTCGGTGTAGAGGCTGATCGACGGGGTATAGACGAGGCTGTCGTCGAGTTCATCGACGCCGATCCCGCGGGAATCGAAGACGCGGTCGCCGGCCAATGTCGGGAAGCCGGTGCCAGCCGCGAGCGCGGCAGTCGGGCACAGCGCCTCATAGGCGGCAAGCCGCAGGGCTTCGGCCGTCAACATCAGGCGGTTCCGATCCTGTTCAGCCAAAAGCCGACGCGCCCGGTCTCGTCGTCGTCGACCGTGACAATCTGGTAATGCGTGTCGTCGGAGACCCGCCGCAACCGGTCGCCGGTCTTGGGCATCCATGCGAGGGCGCTGACGAAAGCGGTGGCGAGGATGGTTGTCACCCGCCGCGGCGCCCGATCGTCCGGCGCGGTGCGGTTGCTGGTTCCGAGCCCGGTCGAGGACGGCTCGTAGTCGAGCGTCCCCATGAAGGGCAGCGGCAAGACGTCGGGATCCGGAACAGGTTCGGACCCGCGCGCTGCGCCGGCAGCCCGGTGCATTTTGACCGCCTCGAATTCGGTCTCGTCGAAGGCCGCGGCGAGCACAAGGTCCGCCGCGGCGAGATGAGCGGAGAAGCTCATGGTTTCAGGAACCGGTGCTGATCGAAGGCTTCGTTTTTGCCTCTGCCTTCGGCGGTTTCTCAGACAAGTCGTAGTGCTGACCCGGGCGCAGGAACACGCCGTTATAGTACCCGGCCGAAACAACCTTGATCTTTGCCATCGATGTTCTCCATCAAATTCCGGTGGCTGAACGTGCCACCGAAGGGCCGCCTTACTTCCCCCGCGCGAAGCCTTAGCGGCCGCGAGCCGAGTAGAGCATTTCCGGGCGCGTGCAGATGAACAGCGGATAGCTGTACATCTCGACGCGGCGGAAGGCGTTGCGACCGGATGGATCAGGCAGGATCATGCCGTATTTCTCCTTGCCGCGCTGATTGACGTAGGGCTCGAATTCGGCCGGGGCCCAGCCGACCTGGAACGCACCGCGCGCATTGACCGGGAAGAACTTCGCCTTGTCGGTACCGACCGAGATGCTCGTTCCGTCGTCCGTGCCGCGATAGTTGTGCCAGGTTATGTTGCCGAAGGAGAATGCCCCGTAGGCCGCTCCGGCAGTCTGCAGGTCGGCCGCGGCAGCCCACTGGAGATAGAACTTCTCGACATTCGGATGGGAGATCAGATCGTCGTAGAAGGTGTCGCCGACGATGGCGTGGATCTCGGTCGAAGGCGTCCAGACGCCCTTCGCCGCCGTCTTCATGCCGCGCTCGACTTCCTTGCATTTGCCGCGAACGTTCGTTCCCGGCGTTCCGAGCGCGAAGTTGATTTCGGTCGGCTGCGTGATATCCCAGTTCGTGTACCAGTTTTCGAGGACAGTCGTTCCGTCGGAGTCGTAGACGATTCCCTGGATGGCGCCGAGCCGCTGATGCTCCCAGGTCAGCTCCATGTCGTCCTGAATATCGGCCATGCGATCGACGACCTCGGCCTGCATATCGCGAACGGCCATATCCATCGGCATCCCGAGCACGCCCTGGAGCTCCTCGGCATAGATGGTCGACCCCTCGGCCAGGCGCTTGGTCTTGAAAGGCCTGACGTCGGAGCCTTTGAGGTTCAGCTCCTCAGGCGGCTCACCGGTCTGGGACGTCGGGATGAGAGCCAGCTTTCCTTCCTTCTTCGCGATCGCGATGAAGCGCGAGCGCGAATAGATGGGCCGGAAGAGGTTGAGAGACCCGAGAAGCTGCGGCTTGTAGTCGATTTTCTGAACGACTTCCTCGTTCAGCTCGACGACGCCGAAGGCATCCTGGTCAAAGATATTCAAGACCGAAGTCATGTCGTGTTTTCTCCTTCGGGCGTCAGCGCGCGATGATGCCGAGAGCGGCAAGTTGAGCGAGAGCCGCATTGCGTTCGGCGTCGATGATGTCGTCCGGCCAGATCAGCTGCTCGGCGACGACTTCGCTGTCGCGGGCGGTGATCACCCTCTCGACGTCGGCCGACGTGGCATCGCAGCCCTCCCACAGGATGCCGGCGGCGGTCTGCGACCCGTCGGCGCCGTCCTGATCGAACTGCACGTATTTTCCGGATGCCGTGACCTTGCCGAGAACGGTGGCTGCTTTCAGCACACCAGCGCCGGACGCGATGGTCACCTTTTCTCGCGAACGGTACATGCCGTTCGCCTCGGAAACGAGATAATGCGCCGTCGCCTGGCGCGTGTCGGTGAGCGTAACCATGTTCGGTTCCCCTTAGCGCGCGCGGCGCTTGTTGGCGGAAGCGACAACGTCGCCCCATCCGGTGGACTTGGTGCCCGGCTGGCCGCCGGGCTGCGGAACGCCGCCGGACATCCGAGCCTTCGCGTAATCCTCGACGGTGGGCGCCGCCGGCTCCTGTTGAGCAGCCTCGGCCTTCGGCGCCTTGGCGAGCGTCGCCTTGATCGCCTCGTCCGACATTTCCGTCTCGATGAGGTGCTCGGCGAGTCCCTCACGGCCCTTCGTCTCATCGAAGGCCATGACGGCCTTGCGCCGTGCCTGGTAGGCGGCGACGGCACCCTTCGCGCCTTCGGCCTTGGCGGCTTCGAGCTTGGCGGAGATATCCCCGCCGTCCTTATTCTCCGACATGGATGTCTCCTTGTTTTGCCGGGGTTGCGTGGCGGGCGGGGCCGCCGCTGTGGCGCCGTCGAGGCGCCAATCCTTTTTCTTCGCCAGCGCGACGAGGCGCTTCGGCGCATGGGCATAGGCCCCGTAATCGAAGGCCGTGGCCTTGGCCTCGATCTTGATGACTTTGCCGCCGACGCTGTCGGCAAACCCGGCCGCGACCGCAGCTTCCGGGTCGAACCACGTCTCGGCTGCCAGCATGGCTCGGATCTCGTCTTCCGGCTTTCCTGAGCGAGCCGAGTAGACGCGGGCGAAAGTGGTGGTGAACGCCGCCTGCTCTTCTGCAGCAGTGCGCAGCCGGGCAGCATTGGCCGACAGCAGCGAGACCATCGGCTCGTGGATCATGTAGACAGAGCCGGGATTCATCACGACACGGTCGCCGCCGCACGCGATCAGCGATGCCGATGAAAGCGCCATGCCTTCGATCACGATCGTCGTGGTGCCGGCGCGAGCCGCGAAGGCGTTCCTGATTGACGACCCGTCATCCACATAGCCGCCCGGGCTGTTCAGGTGGACCGTCAGCTCCGAGTCATCATCGATCGCGGCCAGAGCCGTCACGACCTCTGGATAGGTGAAATAATCGTCGAAATAGTCGAGACCCACGGTACCGTTCAGGTACAGGTGCGACCCGTTGGCGATGACTGGCATGGTGGATTCCTCAGCAGCTCGGCGTGAACCGGAAGCGTTTCGCGTAGCGGCGCCGCAGCCCGCCGGTCTTCTCGGCACAGAGCGCCTGCAGCCGGGCGAGTTCGGCGTCGATCCCGGTCATGTCCGACTTGCCGTAGCGGACCCGGCGGTTGGTGATCGCCGACTTGATCTCGACTTCCTCGACCCGTTCCCCGGAGATGAACCGGAGCTTGACGTTGTAGAGGGCCTGCCAGAGGGCGCACGGATCGTCCGGGTCGACCGAGACGCCGCCGACGAGGATCGGGTCAGCCATTGGCCGGCGCTCCTTCGATGGCGGTTTCTGCCGCGGGCTCTGCTACTGCCAGCTTGGCCGGGACATAGGGATCGCCCATGCCCAGCCCCTCATAGAGCGCGATGTCCTCGGCCCGCATTTGCGCGATGTCCTGCGGGTCGTAGCCAACCGCCGTGCTCTCGATCGCCAGCGAGGAGGTCCGGTTGCCCAGCCGCTCCGTCGCCGCCTTGGCGCTCTTCAGATCGTCTGCCGTCGGCGCCGGCGGCCCGACCCATTCGGCCCAGCAAGCCTTTTCGCGGTTCGCCATGAAAGCCGCCACGCCGCCCTTGAACAGGATCCGCCCCTCGACGACGCTTTCGGTCAGCCACGCCTCATAGATCGCCTGGCAGATCGGCGCCGCGATGCGCTCGCGCCGGCGCATCACCACCGGCCAGATCGAGGCGTTCTCCATCCGGACGGACGAATAGGTCGCGTTCGAATGATCGAGGGTGAAGCTCGAAAACGTCACGCCGATGCATCGCGCCATGATCCGCTGCAGATGCATCGAGAACGGCAGGTAGCGCTCGCCCGGCGTCGCCGCCGTGTGGAAGTCCAGCTTCTCGCCGGGCCCCATGTGGTTAATCTGGCTGTCGCCGATCGCGACCCGGCCTTCTCGCGCCGCGTCGAGCCTCGCCATGACCGCGCCGTAGAAGTCGGCCGCGAGTGCTTGGCCGATCTGCTCGCCGCCGATCTCGAAATCCGACAGGGATTCGATGGCTTGGAATGCAGCCTCGCTCGGTTCCGGGCTGGTGATCGTCGCGGCGAACACGGTCTGAAGCACTGCGGTCTGAAGCGTGGCGTCGTCCAGCTTTTCGGACATTGCCCAGGTCTTCATGACCGGCGCTAGTTCCGAGATGCCCCGGACGTCGTGCGGATCCTTTGGATCGAACACGTGATAGAACAGCGCCGACCCGAAGGCGTCCCGGGCAGAATAGTCCCGGGTTTCCATGAGGCCGCCGCGATCGATCTTCAGGCGGTAGGCCTGCGGCCGATCGTTCTCGTCGTGGATGACGCCCTGGATCAGCCCCTCGAACTCGTTCGTGTCGCGCACGAGGTGAACCGGCGAGGTCGCAGAGACCTTGATCCCGGTCCTGATGTTGTAGCGCCGCCGCGTCGCCGCCGGCATGTAGCCGAGCGCGCCGCAGGCCTCGCCGAACGCGACGTGATGCCCGAGGCTCATGTCGATGATCTGCGGGATCGTGAACTTGCCGCGGTGATCGCACTCGGCCGGGTTCCACGACCACTGCCGCCATTCCCGCTCGACGAGCCGCTTCCAGTCGCTGCGATCGGCCGCGGTCCATTTCATGGCATCGACGTCGGGCTGGGCGTTGAGCTTCAGCTCCGTCCCGACCGTGTCGGCCTTGACCTGATCGACCGCGCCCTTCAGCCGGCCAGAGTTGTGGATGAAGTCCGCGGCGAGCGCTGCGGCCCGGTCCCATGCCCACTGAATGTCACGCCGGGAGTCCGGCAGCGACGACCAGCGCGAGGTCAGCACCGCCGATCCGGTATCGCGGAGATAGCGCATCGTCGGGCGAGCCGCCGGCGCGACGGCCGCCGCGGGAAAGGCCACACTTCCGGCCTGGACCCGCACGCGCGGCTTCGCCATCGCTGTCATCGGTTCCGCCATTGGAGCCTTCTCTGCTCGAACAGGCTCGGCTTCTTCGCCGCAACCACTGTCTCGACTGATGCGGTTTCCGCCTCTGGCTCTTCAGCCACCGGCTCGACCACGACCTCGGCCGCCTCGACGACAGTCCTCGGCATCCTGCGGCCGAAGCTTTCCTTCGCCGCGAGCGCATAGACGGCGCAGTCCAGCGCCTCGTTTCGCGCGCCGCTCGGCAGCTTCCATTTGCGCTTCGGGCGCCCCTTGAAGCGCTCGATCACAACCACTTCGGAAACCAGCTGGGCGACATAGCTCGCCGTGACCGTTTCCGGCAGGTGGACATAGCCCCGCGGGGCTGGTGCGCCGTCCTTCGCCGGGTTGATCCGGAGCCGCCCATAAACCGCATCCTTCGCGGTATCGACGCCGACGGCATAGAACGGCATCGCGCCGCGCTTCGACTTGCTCGCCTTCGGCGTCCAGATCGGCCGGACGCCGTCCATACCCTTGATCGCGAAGACCTTGCGGCCCCGCCTGTCGCGGCAGAATTTCAGCACCTCTTGGGTGTGGTGGCCGCCCATGTCGACGCAGGCGGCGCGGGTCCGCAGCCGGGCCCCGTCGGTTCGCAGGCAGACCGCCTTGAGCCAGTCGTCGAGTTCGTCCCAGATCTCCGGCTTGGCCGGATCTCCCATGAACACCTCGTGCTCGATCAGCCCGCTCTCGTCATTGTCGCCGAACCCCCAGCGGCTGGCCTCGATGCGGTCGCCCTGGACGTCGACGCCGGCCGTGACGAGATGGCACCACTCCGGCACGTCGTCCGGCCCGTAGTTCTCGCCGCGGGTCAGCAGGCTTTCCGCCTCAAGCCGTTCCGCCTCGTCTTCCCACGTCTCGCCGAGGACCGTGTTGACCCACGTCTTCAGCAGCGACGGCGCGCCCTTGGCGGCGAGGAAGTCCGTCACCGTCTCCGACAGCCGGCGCCATGGCGAATAAAGCTCGTTCAGATGAAAGCCGGCGACCCCGGTGAACTCGCCCTCGGCCTTCCATTCGCCCTTCCGGATCGCGGTCCAGCGCTGGACATCGGTCCACAGCGAGCCGCAATCCTCGCAGGCGTAGTGTGCCGTCTCCGGCTTGTGCTTCCCGTCCTCGTTCGACCAGTGGACCTGCGCCCACTTCAGCGCCTGCTCGTGACCGCAGTCCGGGCAGGGCACATGGAAACGGCGGCGGTCGCTCTGCTCGAAGGCCCGCTCGATCCGCGACAGCCCCTTGATGCCGGGCGTCGAGACCAGAACCACCTTGCGGTTCCAGAACGTCGTGGTTCGCTTGACGGCCAGGTTGACAGGGTCGCCTTCGGTGCCGGCGCTCTCGTCGTACCGGTCCACCTCGTCGGCTAGGACAATCCGGATCGGGCGGGACGCCAGACCGGACGGCGCATTTGCGCCGACAATGCTCATATGACCGCCGATAAAGGTCTTATGCAGGATCGTATTCCCGCTTCCCCGTGATCGAACAGGGGCAATCTTCCTTGCTAGAGCGGGGGTATCGCGCACCATAGTCGCGATACGATCCTTCGAAAAAGCCTCCCCCATCTCAAGCGAAGGCTGCACGATCAGAATCGGCGCCGGATCTTGATCAACATGGAAGCCGATGACGTTCAGCAGGATCTCGGACTTGCCGACCTGCGCCGAACTCATCATGACCACGGTGTGAACGCGAGGATCGCTTACTGCGTCCATCACTTCGCGCTGATACTCCGCGCGCTCTGTGCTCCACCGCCCTGGCTCCGAAGAAGCTTCAGGAGAAAGTCGACGCTCCCGATCCGCCCACTCTGAAATAGTCAGCTTCGGAGGAGGCGCGAATATTGGCCATGCTTCTCGAACGGCGTCAGTCGCCGTCGGCCCGAGTTTCATCCTCAGATATTCCGGCGACGACAGTTCCGGCAAGCTGCGCGAGAGCCTCATGAACAGCGACCGTTAATTTCGCTTGGATCGCTTTCACGTCATCCATTCCGACAACCGATGCCGCCGTCTTGGTCGGAAGCGAGAGCAGTTTCCCTCGGACCCGCGAGAAGCACGAGGCCAATGCGGTCGACACCTCTTCCCGTGGGATCAGCTCACCGCGGCTCTGCGCATTTTCCAGCGCATACTTGTCGGCAAGTTCCTTGTCCTTTCGGGCCGCCTCTTGAGCGCGGTCAAGGTCGCCTGTCTTTGCCCTGCCAGCGGCAACCTCTCGGATATGCCGAACATACTCTTCTCGGACTGTATCGAGATCATAGGAGCTGCGAAGCGCCCGGCTGATCACACCCTCATCAACGATTTTTCGGAACGTCCGCTCGTCCATGAAAAGGTGCGCCGCAGCCTCCCCAATGGTTGCCATTGGCGGACCTCCCCGTTTGAGCGTTGAAATCTAGTGGGATTCCGCGCGCGGCCCGCACCGCAGGCCCTTGCCTCGCCCAGACGGTCCCTTGATTTCGTTGCAGATTTGTCACGGTTTGGCACAGTGGTGCATAAATGTCACGTGCAAAAATGTCGCAGTGTCACATTTATGCATCACGATATGTGCGGCTTAGATACGATGCCGCGTGGTGCTGCAGCCGCCTGATGCCTCAGAGACGGCCGAGCATGTACGTTATGCCTCGTGCCATCTCTTGGAAGAACACGCCCCTTGCGATCTCGCCCAACATGTCCTCGTACACAGGAGGGTTGCGGGTGGCCTCGCCCGCCGGGTTCGGGCCGAAGAGACGCATGGTGGGATAGCGGGCCGAGCCCTTGCGCTTCAGGATCCGGCCAGCCCCCTTTCCACCCTTGGCGATGAAGGCCGAGCGATAGGTGCCACGCAACGGGACGGCGACGCCGCGCTTGTTCTGCTTCCCGCCGATCTCGTCGAGCGGGATCTGCTGGGACTTCACGACCAGCATCATGGCGTCGGGCGTGATGTAGGACCGCATCCTCGCCTTGATGTGCTTCTGGGCGACATCCATGCGGGCCGAGGCCAGCTGCGCATAGGTCCGCTCGACCACCGAGCGCGATCGCCCGTAGGCCCGCGCCATCACCTGTTCCTGCATATGGGCCGGAAGCTGATGGAACGCCTTGGACAGCCGCGCGAAGTCGGCGCTGTCGATCTTGAACTCGACGGTCACTGCCCAGCCCCGCCCGGCTTCGTCTCGCGCACCACCGGCTGCCGATAGATCGGCACCGCGCTGCCATGATCGGCCTCACCGCGGCGCACGTCGCGCAGGATGGCCGGGACCGTCTTCACCGCCCCGATCACGCCGCCCTTAGCGTGGCCCGCGGCGAGAAGCCGGCGCCGCCTCTGATAAGCCTTGCACACCATCACGCCGTCACATCCATCGGTGGGATCAGCGCCGCCACGTCCGGCTCGCGCACGTCAAGCCACGCCATCGGCGCGCCATGGTCGGCCGCGATGCGGGTCCACAGCTGCCGATCTTCCGGATCGAGGTTCCACGCGCCGACGATGACCGAGGAGCCCAGCGACAGCAGCATCCCCGCCAGCGCGCCCATGCAGAGCGTGATGTGGCCCTCGTCCAGCGGGTTGACCAGCGCGGCCCGGATGTCGTCGCGATGGACGCACATGAGGGAGCGATCCTCGGCCATGAGACGCTTGGCGAGGGGCATCTTGCCCGTGTTCGCTGGGCCGGAGATCACGACGAGACGCTGCATGGGATAGTTCCGCGTGGCGAAGCTGAAGGCCCGGCGGATGGCCGGGCCTCTGGTGCTTAGGGCCGGTTCACTGGCAGATGTAGGCGTCCCTGACGAAGACCTCCTCGCGGAGCTTCTGCCATCTGGCTGTCTTGTACCAGGCGCGCCAAGAACTACCCGCGCCTCCCTGGGCGCAATGCGCCTCAGGGTTGGCTTTCACACGCGATTGCTCTTTCCTCAAAATTGCGCCAGTCTTCTTCCGCAACCAAAAGGAGATGGCATGAAGTCCACTATCATAGTCGCGACGCTCGCCTTATTCGGTCTCACGACCGTCGCGTCTGCCCATGGAGGCGGCTGCCGAAGGTCTTCGCCTCCGGGTCAGTGCTGCCACATGGACCGAAGTGCCGGCACCGTTCATTGTCACTGAAGCGAGAGGGGAACCGCGTTGCGCCATCTGTCCATCGCCCTCTTGGCAATCTTCTGCACGCATGGCGTCGCACTTGCTTGGGACGGCGTAGATACAAACTCTGGTGACTCAGTCGAGATTGACCGGGGGAATCTCGTACGGGAGGGCCTCGACATCGAGGTGTACGACCACTCGACGGGCGAGTACCACGACGTCACCGTTGAAGGGATCAACCGCTCAGGGAGTTCGGTTGACGTCGAGGTCTACGACAACAAGACCGGCGAGTACCGCACCTTCGAGATGGAGGACGGCGAGTAGCCGCTGCATGGCGCGCATCACGGCCGCCTCTTGCATTGCCCGCCCGTCATTGAGAGCAACGACGGGCGGGCTCATCTATCGCAGGAACGTGTCGCGGCTCGCGCCGCTCATCGAGATCGGCGCACTGCAGTCAGCCGGAACGACCATTGTCGTTGTTCGCCGAGCCTGCCAGCGCGTCGCGTTCCTCAAGGGTTTCGATGATCCGGGCGAACACACCATCGCCCACGTCCGCGAAATCGAACCGCACCCATTTGAGATCACCGAAGTAGAGCTCGGAATCCATCCATTCGTCAGTGTTGAGCTTCGCGTCGGGAAAGGGGCCGTCCCATTCGTCGGTGAACTCATCGTCCTCACCGACCATGTCGTTCAGAAGCGGACGAGGATGGCGAAAGATGAAGCCGCCGCGGAAGATCTCTGCCCATTCATAGTCGCATGGGTCGTCATGGGCATCGACCATGTCCCACAGGGAGGCCGTAGCCGGGGCGGTGAAGATCCCGAGGTATCGCTTGGAGTCACGCTCGCGCACAAGGAACATCTGCAACCTCGACCATACCTGGGACAGGCAGAGTCTAGATCGAAGGGAATCCGGAGAGCAAATAAAAAAATGGCGGGTCTCTTCCCGCCGGAGGTCGCTATGCGACGCCTGAAATCACAGATACCTGTTCTGGTCCGAAAGTCAACTCATCCCAACGCCGCCGCTCGCGCTCTAAGCGCCGAGACGAGCTGGCGACAAACATCCTGCGCGAACTGCGGATGGCGGAAGGCCCACTGTTGGTTGACATGCAATAACCTTATTGCACATTGGTCTGCATGAATGCTGAACAGCTTGCCGAGTTTTCAAGGCGCTAGCCGACCCTATCCGTCGCCGGATCATAGATCGGCTGCGTGAGCAGCCCGGCCAGTCACTCTTCGAGATTTGTGTCGTGGCCGTCCCAGAAGGTGAAAGGGCCATCTCCCGACAGGCGGTAACCCAACATCTCGATATGCTGGAGAAAGCCGGACTGGTCCGCATTTTTTGGTCGGGCCGAACCAAAAGTCACTCTCTCGACCTCACGCCGCTACGAGAGGCGGCGGATGAATGGCTTCATAAACATCTTCAGAAAGGAACAAAGCCATGAAAATCTATGTCACGAGCGTCTTTGTAGACGATCAGTCCAAGGCGTTGGAGTTTTACACCAAAACCCTTGGCTTCATCGTGAAGCACGACTTGCCTTTGGGCGAGAACCGTTGGCTCACGGTCGTACCGAGTGAAGCGCCTGACGGAACTGAGCTGCTGTTGGAGCCGAGCGACCACCCTGCCGTGAAACCCTATACGAATGCCCTAGTCGAAGATGGCATACCCGCCGCCTCATTTAAGGTTGATGATTTGGACGCTGAGTATAAAAAACTGCGCGCCCTTGGCGTCAAGTTCACGGTAGACCCGATGGATGCGGGTACGGTTCGCATGGCTGTTTTCGATGACACCTGCGGAAACCTGATCCAGCTTGTGCAGATGAACAACAGGTAGAAGGCGTTGGCACCGTTGTCGCGGCGGGGGTGATCCCTCAAGCCCGTCACAGATACCGGTAATGGATCGCCAGCGTCCGCAAATCCATGTGCAGGACTGCCGCCATCTCCTTCTCGCTGATCCCGAACCGGCCAGCGATCTCGGACGTTTTGAAGCCTTCAACGCAGTAGCTGACCATGCGCGCCGCTGTCAGCTTGCCGATCTCTCGCACGACCTCCCTCACCTCGTCCATGGCGACGCAGCGGCCGTCGGGCAGGCCCTTCCACTGACCGTTGCCGCCACCACCCTCAACCAGGCTGGATGAGCCAGCCGACGCGATACCAGCCCGCTCCCAGACGCGCGCGAAGTCGCACCCGGCATGGTACAGTCCCTCGTTCCCCTCTCGGCCATACCGCCATTCGAAGGTTCCTGGCCGGCAGCGAACCGAATGCGTGAGCACCTGCTGCGTGCCGGTATGCAGGCGCCGCACATGGAGCACAGCGCCGTCCATCCCACCCTTGGGCTGATCGTCCTCCACCCGCTTCGATCGTGCTGCCTGCTTCGTCTTGGCCATCAAATCCTACCCTCGTGATCGTTCGGTCTGCGGCGCCGGTGTCAGGCTGCGTCTCGCCGTTCTTCCCAGCCTTCGCCGTCCGTGTCCTCGACCAGATCCGGAGGCGCCAGACAGCCGGGAGAGTTCGGCAGTGGGCCCCATTGGTCGACAGGCCAGCGCCGCGTCCGCCGGGCGTGCTCCAGCCGCTTGCCCCACTGCTCGGCCGCGGCGGGCCGAGGCAGCTGCACGACGTTCTCGTCGGCGTAGCGCTCCTGGCTGAGCCACGTGATGGCCTGAGGCACGAACCGGGTTGGCTTGGGATGCTGGGCCGCGAGCTTCCGTGCCGCGGCGACGATCGCATCGGCATCGTGGCCGCGCCGGACGAGCTGGTCGAACCGAATTCGCGCTGGCTTCTTCGGGTTTGCTCCCTCCCGCTTCGGATAGGCCTGCCAGAATTCTTCGAAGCGGTCCGGCGGAGCCGGCTCACGGGGTGCGGATGCACCGAGAGAGTTCTTCTCTGGCTTCTGGCATCTGGCTTCTGGAATATGGGTGTTATCCGGTTGGTTATCCAAAGCCTCGTTCTGTGAGCGTTTACAGAGACTTGGATTGCCGCCCATCTTGCCGTTTTCTCTCAGTTTTCTCGCCCGATTCTCGTCCCGTTCTATCCGCCGGCTGTAGATCACGCCGTTCTTCCGCTTCGAGTAGACGGCAGCCTGGCCGAGTTCGGCGAGCAGTTCGACAACGAGCGCTTCGGTCGATCCCGACAGCGCCGCGAGTTGTCGGGCCGTGACAGCTCGGCCGTTGATGACGAGGTCACCGCGGGGATTCGCCTCGTGCATGATCGACAGCATCTCGATCCACAGTCCGCGGGCGGCGAGGCTGCACGTTCTCAAAGCCGGATCGGCGCGCCAGTCTGCAGGGAAGAACTTCATCCAGGGCTGCTTGCTCATGACCGGTATCGATCCCCGTTTCGGACGGCGGAATAGGCCATGTCGCACCACAGATTGATGGTGCGGACCGGGCCGTTTCGCTGCTTGGCAATGATGAATTCGAGCCGGTGGCGCTCCTGCTCCAGACGGTCGAGGCGCGCGATGTCCTTGTCGGCGTCGGTCTCCTCACAGCGCTCCAGGTAGTAGGCCTCGCGATGGAGGAAGATGACGACATCCGCATCCTGCTCGATGTTGCCGGAGTCGCGGAGGTCGGAGAGCTGCGGTCGCTTGTTCTCGCGGGTCGTCACGAGCCGGGAGAGTTGCGACAGGAGGAGGAACGCGATGTCGTACTCCTTCGCGTAGTCCTTCAGCGCCCGGGTGATCTCCCCGATCTCGTTGTTGCGATTGCCCCGATAGGCGGCGCCCGGCTGAACGAAGCCGAGATGATCCAGCATCAGGCATTCGAGGCGGGGCCAGCCACGCTTTTCAAAGCGCTCCAGCATGCCCTCGATCTTCATGCGGATGTCGAACGTGTTGACCGGGCTTTCGTCGATCTCGATCGGCAGGGACTTCAGCTGCCCGTTCAGCTTCTCGACGTGCAGGTACTGCGCCTCGTCGAGGCTGCCGCGAATGATGTCGACATATTCGATCGGCTGGTGCGTCGGCAGGGAAAGGTCGGACAGCGCGCGGGCCGTCAGCTTGGCCGAGTCCATCTCAAGGGAGAGGATGCCGATCCCATGGCCCTTCCGCGCCGAGGACAGCGCGATCGACGTCATGGCGCTGGTCTTGCCCATGGACGGGCGAGCGCCCATCAGGATGAGATCCCGGCGCTGCATGCCGCCGGTGTCCTTGTCGACATCGGCGAGACCCCAGGATATCCCGCTGAGCGCTCCCTTGCTCTCCATCGCACGGCGGGCGGCGGCCAGCGCCGCGTCTCCCGCCTCCCCGGCCGTCATCCGCGTCTGGCGCGAGCCGGCGACCCGAATGGCCGTCGCCATCTCTTCCATCATTGAACCGGTCGATTTTAGGAGGGTGCCGATCGATGAGGATGGCTCCCGCGCCGCCGCAGCGGATGATTCGAGCGTCCGGGCGAAGTTGATGCGCGCCCACTGCTCGACGACCGCGCGGCCAGCCTTCGTGATCGTGGCGCCGCCATGAATCGTGTCAGCCAGCATCGATGCCAGATACTGGCTCGTCGTGATCCCGAGCCCGTTCTTCAGCGCGTCGTCGACGCGAGGTGGAATCAGCGGTCCCACCACGGGCGCATGCGTCGCGCCCGACTGATCGAATGCTTGGCAGATCGCCTCGTAGATTGCTGAATGGATGTCTTCGATGAAGTGCTCTTCGCGCAGGAACGAGCGAACGGCCGGAAGCCCCCTGCCCGTCAGAAGTGCCCCGAGAAGCTGTTGCTCGACCTCGGGAACAAAGCTGCGATCCTGCATCATCGTCATGCCGAGCGCCCCGTCGAAGCCGAGCCGTCGGACAGCGCCTCGCGCTGATCCCCGGTCATGAAGATGTCGAGGAAGCGGCGCCAGGCGCGGCCGGCCGCGATACCGTCCTGAAGATCACGAGAGACCTCGGCCTTCTCCCGCGCCGCCAGATAGTCCTGGAACGCCTCGTTCGCGCGCTCCTCGATCGATGGGAACCGGACGACGCTCACGACACGGCCCTCCGCATCGGAACGACGGATGCGCCGTCCTCGTCGAGGATCTGCTTCAGTTGGAGGTCATGGGCGATGAGATCGGTGACGGCGCGGGCGACATGCTCGCGCATGCGGAGCGCCACCACCTCGTCCCGCTCGACGTCGCCGTCATCCTCCAGCGCCGTCGTCAGGTCGCAGACCACGGTGTTGAGGCCGTCGACGATCTCGCGGAGCGTGCGGTACCACCGCCCCTCGCCTGCCGGCCCCTGCTCAAGCTTGACGAACACGCCGCCGGCCGCCTGCGCCAGATCCTCGGCCGCGGCGCCGACGCCGTACCGCTCGGTGATCTGCCGGGTGCGGGTGTAGCTGATGTCGCCGGCCTGATCCGGATCGAGATGCTTGTAGAGTGTGCCGGGCGCGATGCCGAGAAAGGCCGCGACCTCGGGGACGCCGAGGCGCTCGTCCCCCGCTTCCCTCTCGCCGACCTGCGCCACCAGTCGCGCCAGAACCTCGTGCGGCCCCTGCCGCCGCTTCATCGGCTTCATCGGGAATACCACCGAGACGTTGCCAGTGACCGCATCTCGCCGTGGGTACACAGTACCAACGTCAGCCATGAGCGTGGCCTCAGCCAAATCACCGCAGCATGGTCAGGGAGCGCGCTCTTAGGGGACCTGAAATCCGATGATCGTAGCGCGCAGCCAAGCGGAGGAAGCCAATGCAGCCGAGGTGTCTTGAGAACATGACGCTGGACCGGCCAGGATGGGCCGGCAGGCGCGCGAATGACTCCAGCAATCATCCAAATTGCCAAGGCGCCATGATCAGGTGCGATTTTTGTCACGCTGTAACCTCGTCACCAACCAGGGCGACCTTCGGCCGATCGACACCAATGGGCCAACTCAAATCCTGCGGCCAGTTCACCGAGAACCAGATCATGGCCTTCTCATACCGAGTGACTTGGATGTCCTTGCCGGAACTGAGTGCAGCAAGCTTCCGAACGTCCCCGAGCGCGCGCCAGGAGACGGTTGATTGATCGAGGCCGGTCGCAGCCTGAAATGCACCGGCGACAGCAAGAAGGTTCGAGATCGCAATCATGATCCCGTTATCGGTAATAATACCGCATCTGTCAACGGCAATCTTACCGCTTTCGCTGGGCGAGATGAGCGGTTTGAATACCGCCCCATGCTCAATGACGTTCTAGCCAGAGTTCAAAAGCGCTTAGAAGTGGTCGGCTTAAGTGCGTCAGCCGCCTCGAAGAGGGCTGGCCTCTCGAAGGACGCGATCCGCAATATGCGGCGTGCGATCGAGAAAGAGGGACGCGAGGGTGTATCGACGCGCACCATTGCTGCGCTGGCGCCAGTCCTCCAGACGACAACGGGGTGGCTTCTCAGTGAGGAAGGCCCTGAAGATTCCAACGAGGACCTTATACCGATCATCGGCCGGGCAGGCGCCGCGACGGACGGCGCGATCGCCTACGCTGATGGTCAATCACACTTTGGTCATGTCCCTCGCCCTAGGGGATCCTCTGCGAATACAGTAGCGATTGAGATCCACGGTGGATCAATGGGATATCTCGCCGATGGCTCGATCGTCCTCTACAGCGACCGCCACGCATTGCCGTTGCCAGACATGATCGGGCAGGTAATCGTCGTCGGCCTATATGATGGACAGGTCCTGCTGAAACGGCTGCTGCGTGGTTCCGAGCCCGGCCTCTTCGATCTTGAGAGCATCAACGGACCGACCCTCTCCGACCGCCGAGTTGAGTGGTTTTCCCATGTTGATTTTATCATTCCGCCGTGGCGCGCTTCGCAAATGAGGTTGCCATAGGCCGCTGGCGAACGCGATTACCAATTGCCTTTTCCCTCTAATTCGAATCCTCTGGTTGTACGGCATTGAGCGGGGGACGTCTGTATGAGCATCGACGATAAACTGCGCGGTCTTTCCGATCGCATTCGAAATCACTCCAGTGCGATGCTGACCGAAGAGGCAGTGAAGACCGCTATCGTCCTGCCGTTCTTTTCGGCGCTGGGCTACGATGTGTTTGATCCATCGGAAGTGATTCCCGAGTTCACTGCGGATGCCGTTGGAAAGAAGGGCGAAAAGGTCGATTACGCGATCAAATTTGATGGCGCCATCCGCATCCTTATCGAGTGCAAGCCGCTCACGTGCGTTCTTGAGAAGCAGCACCTTGCCCAGCTCTACCGTTACTTTTCGGTAACGGACGCGAAATTCGCGATCCTTACCAATGGCCGGACGTTCCAGTTTCACACAGACCTCGAAGCCCCGAATAGGCTAGACGATCGTCCTTTTCTAACGTTCGACCTGGCGGAGCTGAATTCCAACCTGCTTCCCGAACTCAAGAAATTTGCCAAGGACGGATTTGATGTCGAGGGCGTACTCCAATCTGCAAATCGTCTCAAATATACTTCGGCTCTTAAGCGGACTATTAGTAACTTAACCGATGACCCGACGGAGGAGTTCGTCCGCATTGTCATAGCCGATATCTACGACGGTCGCTTCACAGCGGCCGTGAGAGATCAGTTCACACCGATGGTAAGGAGTGCGTTTCGAGAATTGGTCCGAGATATGGTGCAGAGTCGGATAACGAGTGCACTACAGAGTACAAACACTGTCGAGGTTGAGCAGGAAGCGAATTCGCCAGACGAAGACGAGATCATCACGACCGAAGAGGAGAAGGAAGCCTTCATGATTGTCCGCGCAATCGCACGAGAGGTCCTTGCGACCAATCGCATCGCAATGCGCGATCAAAAGAGCTACTGCGGCATATTAGTCGACAACAACAACCGGCGCCCTCTTGTCCGCCTCTGGTTCAATCGACCCACGAAGTACCTGGGCCTTTTCGATGGGGACAAAGAAGACAAGGTACGGATCGACACCTTGGACCATATCTATGACTTCACCGATAGGATCCGGGCTACAGCACGCCGGTATGCTGAAGATGGAACCTGACGCCGCGTGGTGGCTCCGTTCGACGCGGCCGATGCTCCTGCCGTTTCACCGACTTGGATCACCCACGATTCCTGCTGACGATGATCAGCTGTAAGCCGTCGCCTGCGTCTGGAGGATCATCACCCATGCCTGAGACTGTCGTGCCCGGCGCAAACCCTAGTGGTTTGACTCCAACGCTTGGAACCCGCGATTTCTAGCAGCAATGAT